ATCAGCCATACAAACTGAACACTCTGGCATTTTGTTTACTAAATTCTTTCAATTTAAATAGGTTGATTTACAATTTGATTGACAAGTGGATGATTTTGCATCGCAAAAATCTTCGGCCATGCAAGATAGAGTCTAAAGCTTTGTTCGTGTTTAAACAAAGGAATTTCTGGATAACATGACAGTATATCATAAAATGCGTCTGCAATTGGATGCTGTTGGTGTTGACGCATTTGAGCGATAATATTAGTCAAAACTGCTCTGCGTTGTTCGTGAGATAGTTCACCGATTCGTTTGTAAAAGGTCTCCATTTATTTACATTCATTGCGAATATCCGTAAGCCAGTTAGCACATACTTCTGGCCACGTTTTGAACGAATAGGTTCTAGCCGCTGCACGACGCTCATCAAGCGTGTCGACTGTCTTCTGCATTGCATCTGCAATCATTTTGTGGTCAAATGTTGGACATTGAAACCCAATTGGCATTGATCCTGAAAAATACGAATGCCCAGACGATGGAATAAATTCTGCAACATCGGAAGTCAAAAATGCAGAATATGCTCCAACATCAGTTACAACTTGAGGAGCACCAGTATACAAATGCTCTAGTTGACAGAGACCAAACCCTTCTCCGTCGCTAGTGTTAATTCCAATATCTGTGATGTTATATATTTCATTAATTTTAGCATCAGACAGTGGAGTTGCTGCAGAATCGACAAGTATGAGTCGTTTACCGATTGTATCCAATGAAAGACCGCGAATTTCAAGTTCAGTATTATAAATACGAGTTATGTCATAATATGCACCGCCTTGAGTTGTAGCAGCAGTTACAATCATCAAAAAGTAAGGTTTGGTAATATCTCGTGAAATTAGTTCAACAAATGACATAATGCAAAGATCAAGTCGCTTTCGTTGAGAATTACGATTTGCATTCAAGAAAATAATAGCATCTGTTGGAATACCTGTAGACATGCGAAGACCACTACGTGTGTACTTATCAGCTCTTAAAAACACAGTGGAATCTACAGCATGTTCCATTACTGAAATTGTTGGAGCAGGTCCGTAGCTTGTATATTCTTTAACCCATGTATCTGAAAACATGTAAATACGATCAGCCGATTGATTAATCTTTTCAACAATGGGTTTCACAGTTCCTTTATATACAAGATCTAGATAGATCCAAAGCTTAAACGATGATTTATCTTTTTCATATTTCATCGTTTCAATAAATTTATAAACAATAAATGGATCATTATAGATCATAACGATATCGGGATTTACTGTATCAATATACTCGTTAATTTTATTAAATCCAAATCCTTCTTCACGAGGATCCTCATTTGCTGCAGCATCATATTGAATAATACCTTTGGGAGCAGTTCGAATTCCGGGACGAGATGGATGCCGTTGAAACCCAAAATGAAAAACTTTTACATTCGGAACGGTAGAAATCTGCTGAAGTAGATTTGTTACAACTTTAGCATAGCCGGTCATTTGATCAACATGAGTACTAATAAGTAAAAAACGCATTGTATTGGTATATTATACCGTTTTAGCTCTAAACATGAGTTACGTGGGCAATTCCGGGAGCATCATCACTTAGAATCCAACCAATTTTCTCCATAAGAAGCTTCTTGGTCTTACCCGTAACTCCAGAATGATTGTTCTTCTCTAGAACTAGTAGAAACCGAGCAACTCCATCAACTGGCTCTACCTCATAAACAAACATTACAATCCCAACATACAGCCATTGACTATCAATCTTCTCGATTAGAATTGATCCAGGCGTAATCCAATCATCACGCTTAGCCTTCTTTTGACCAGCAAAGTACATAACACGCACAGTGTTAGTATCATTTACAACCAGATCATCATACGACTCGTTATAGTTGACAGAAAGTAGAGTGACAGACATTTTATTGAGAGTTATGTAACAAATACGTGACAAATCCGTTTTCAAACACTTTGTATAAATTCCCAGCGCAAATATTCGCAAATTTTTTTCCATATGAAATCATGTGCAATCAAACGATCACGTGACTTTAGTAAAGGGAAATACGCTTTGTACTCATCCAGTTCCAGCAGCTCGAAGAACTTGAACAAAATATACGAATAAGACAGAAAGTTAGTGCGGTCATCCGGACAGTACAGCAAAAAAGGCGCCTGGATTTCTTGAAACATCGTACGAATCTTTTCTTCAATTTCTGGCGTAATCGTTGGTGGAGGGTTTCCATTAAGTCTCGAAAGAATATGAGCGGCATGTTCGTAATACTTAGATTTATTTAGCTTCTTTAAAATGTCTCGTATTTCTTTTTCGGTCATTTGAGCAATGTTCTGAATACGGCGTTTCTTAATTTCACTGATGACTTCATGCATCACCTCATCTGGAATAATTGTAGATTCCTTTGCTTGAAACTGATTCAAAATTTCATTTAAGTGATTGATCTTTTTATACGCATAATTATTGCGTTCTTTAGGAGGATCGCGAAATGAAGGAAAATCAGATACTACCATAATGTATTCTTCTGATCCACATTTAGGGCATACAAGTACACCTTCTGATGTCAATTCTTCACGAGCAATATTACAGGACTCACAGTGTTCGGTAATAACCTGTTTCATTTCCGCAACTTCCATTCCTTTCAGTTTCATACGAGTAGCATATTCTTCAAAAAGTTGTTTTTTACTTTGACTACCAGTATCGCCGGCCGTACTTGTGACCAAATACTTTACGAATGTATTTTCATCCATACAAGACGTTGCTGCTTGTTTTGGTTTCTCTGTATTTCCGTAATATTGAAGCATAATGTCTGCATTTTTTACGTAATATTCTTCAACTGGATTTTTAGAATCTAATCTAAACCGTAATTCTTTTAATTCCGATTCTGCTTTAGACGATTTAACAACTTGTTCAATTGAACTTGATACAGTCATGTCCTCAACATGTTCTTCCAATTTTACACATTGTTCTTCAATTTCATTTGTATTTAATTTAGTATCTCGAATTGATGATATGATCGTAGAATGAATATGATCGAGCGTGCCCTGCGTTTTTATAGGCGACGATGAATCAGATGTCTTTTTTATACGGAAGATGTTTTCCATCTTATTGTTTCACTAAAGTTTCACTCTTAAAATACTACTTCATTGCAAAAAATAAAAGGAGTGCCGCTGCAAGAACTGTTGGAATCATAGTTGTATCAAACTGATTTGTGAATGACTCTTTAGGTGCGGGCTTACACTTAGAAATATCAGTCTTCGTGCAAAGAGCTGGATCAAAATCAGGAGATAAGGATGTAGTCAAAAAATAAGAAGCACCCCCACTTGTTACATCGCATGTGTAACAGTCACAAGGAGGACTTCCATCTGCCGTCATAGCACTAAATAAATAATATGGATCAAGACCTTCAATGTCTTCCATGATTCCCGGAATTAATCCACGAAGATCATTTGATAGAAATGACAAATCTTGCAAACCTGCAGGTGGGCTACCGCCACCCGGAATGTTATTAATAAAATTGTATCGAGACTGTAGGGATCCGTCTATTGCTGTGCATGTACCACCTGTATTTATGAAAAAACGGTTTCCTAACGGAGGATCACCTGTGATCATTCCTTTCACATATGTTTCAACAGCTCCCAAGTTGGTACTAATTTGTCCAAATGTTCCATTTGAGCCAACACCCAAAGAACCAGGACCTGGAATATTATCCGAATAGCTGTAGGACGGACCCAACAGTTCCGTGCTTTCATTTTCTAAATTTGACCATATAGGATTGTTACCCAGATCTCCCATTACTTTTAATATAGTTTATAAGTTGTTCGCGAAAAACAGGATTTGTTAATGCACATGGTCTTTGTGCTAGAATCATTTTAGCAGTCGAATCAAAATCGTAACCAAATTTTTGAATACAATATAACAGTGTCAAAAATCCACTTCGATTAATTCCACACTGACAGTGAACAAATATAACTTTTGACTCTGGATCTGATAAAAATTTATTCATTGTGTCAGCAAACCGCGGATACCAACCGGTTATATCAACAGATATATTATCAACTGCATTAATGCATGCATATTTTGTAGGATTATGATCACGAAACCACTCCGGACTATCTGAATCTTGAGCACAGTTTACAACATGAGTTATATTGTGTTTTGCAATAAATGCAGGAGTTACCATAAATCCGGCGCCGAACATAATTGAAACGTGGACCTTAGCAGGAGGATCTTCCATCCATCCTCGAGAATGACGACGTAGAGCTTTCCAAGAATCATTCATACTTGATACTTTAAAAGACCCATATTGTCTAAAAACGGACTTCATTCTATTAAATCAAGAATAAAGCAATAAAATGTCGTTCGTTGTCGCTAATCGCGAGAAGCTGGATAGGCGTGGCTGCCACAATACACAGAGACTTAACACAAGCGAACATTTCGCAGTAATAACAAAAAGAGGTAAAGTGATTGCAGTAGCTAGAAATAAGGCAGGAAGTCGTTCGAGTGGTTGTGGTTGTAATGACCAAACACTGCATGCAGAATGCGCAGTTGTGAAGAGTCTTGGTGATATCTCACAACTTCGTGGTTGCGTGTTGACGGTATTTCGTTTGAACAAGAATGACCAAATTATGCAGTCTAAGCCTTGCCACGACTGTCAGGTATTCCTGACCAAGTGTATGGAAAAGTGGGGTCTTAGGCGTGTTGAATATTCGTAAAAACGGAACAAAAATACTTTTTAAATCAAATCTTAAGCAAAATGTCGGTGATCTTCGCCAATATTGATGGACTATGTGCAATATGCAATGTAAAAACAAACAGGTATTACAGATGGAATTTCCCTGTTATGCCATATACAGATCCATCAAACTATAGTTATAGCATCGTTCATAATTTTGAGAACCATGCTATGCTAAAAGTGATTTCTAGAGAGACAAATAGAATTGAAAAAATTGAAATAAGCCCACTTGATTACACAGGTACTGACTGGGTAGAGGACTGGGTATCTGGTGATCCACAGTAAATATATTTTTAAATTATACTACTTCCTAGAGTACCTACTACATATGCAATTGCTACAGCTGCTAAACCTAGAACAGCGGCACCCGTGTAAGAAACCGTACCACCTGTCGTGTACGTATGAGGAATGTACTGAAGTAAGAGACTGCGAGGAGTTGATAGGGAAATAATTGCAGCAGCTAGGAAAAATCCAAAGTACATCATTAGGCCACGAACTGCATAACGAATCGAATTAAATGTCGCATCGTGGTTATAGTTTGTTACCGCCGGCTTGTTCTGATTGCTAGTATTCACAGGAGCAATAAAAGGGTCAACGCCGCCCGTTACCATAGGCGCAAATGTAGTTGACTGAGGTAGACTCGGATTCTGAACAGGACCGCTTCCCAAAAGAGAACTTAAATCCGTAGCTCCACTATCTTGCATTTATTTAGAAGAGGGTATTTCGCATGTAGCATCTTGCGCAGTATATTGATAACATTTTCCATCAATAGACACAATTTCTTTAACAACATCTTCTACAGGTAAGGACAAGGTCTTTCTTTCTTGAATAGGCTTATGAAACAGCATAATGACGAGTCCCATACCGATTAAAAATGAAATAAACATCATACTCCGTTCATTGTGGAGAATTTTGATAACCTGCATCATTTGTTCTGAGACGCGATGAAATTAAGAGATGTTGTATTTTTTGTACACGGTACCTCCTTCGAAACAAATTTTACACACCCCGTACCCGTATAAAACTTTGATTTATCACCCGGAGTTGGTAGACTTTTATCAGGACGAACCGGTGGATAAAATACCGATACAATTAAAAATCCTACAAGCATTCCGGTAAACAACCACAATATAGATATCATCCCCCTTTATACCATCTCTGCTACTTTATCCATAATTCGAGTCATTGTCTCATCATGGTCGCCCGACCATGTAAGAAAGAAAGGTAAATGGCTAAATGGAGGTTTAACGCCATAGATCTCTCTGGGCATCCAATCTCCGAAGTTTACAATGATATCACCAATTTGAAATATACCTTCCCAACAGTAATCTAGCGGATCGCGATTCTCGTGATATGCCGGAGTATTTATAAGAACAATTTGCGGAATTGCATTTTTAACTACATGAATATGTACTTTGTCAGTTATTTTACAAGCGGTAAATCGCTCATAAAATTCAAATTTTGCATTTGTATTAGGTCCTCCAACAAGAATGATAACAGGTATTGGCATTTTATTATTTATATTAAGTTAGTTGATAAATTCGTTTTTATTCACTCATAATGATAAATGGACCAAAGTGTTCTAGAGAAGATTCAGGATCCTCGTGTGGAGAATCGCTATAATATGACGTCTACATCAGCACAGTATCCTCCTCCTGCACACGGTGGACGTATTCCTAACTTTAATGATGTTCACCAGTCTTATGGAATGACATCTAAGCCTTGGAAGGAAGGTCCGGCCATTGAGGGACATGATCCCCGTTCTGATCTTATTGGTCGCCAGCACAAAGCTACTCCTCTAAACACTGTATTTTTTAGCAAGGGAAATATTGATGTTTTGCAGGATAAAATTGCTGAACATGTTTGGCTAATGAGCAATAAACAGCATCGCATTGATCGCCAAAGTGACGATGATCTTCAAATTATTATGCGCAGTTATTACCTTATGTTTGGTCAGAATAATGATGCTCGTGTGGCTGAAGAGTTAGATGATCTAAACCGTCGCGTTATTGGATATGCTAGTGCAAAGATTTATTCGGAGCTAGAATTCTATCAGTTCTATCGTCGCGATATTGAGGATTTTGCTCCTCCGATTGCTGGTCCTATTAATACTCAAGTTTATGGTACGCGTACAGGCGAGCTCAAATCATTTTTTTAGAATACGTAATGGATCTTCGCGTATTTCATGACCGCATTTATGCTAAATATCAAAGTCAATTATATACATTTGAACCCACATGGGATTCATTTCGACCTATAGAAAAAGTTGGTTGGGATGGAAAACAGTATAGTATTGTTGACACAAAGTATAAAACAGATCTATTCGGTGAATTTTATGGATATGAATCATCCGAACAAAAGAAACTATGTCGTGAACTTGTTGAAACAACTGAGCTTGAGAATCTACCAGAAGTTACAGATCCTATTCAATTTTGGAAATGGTCAGGCGAAGTGGAAGCAAAGTGGTTCCGTGATAGACCTTGTGTATTTGCAAGTCCATGTGTGACCAAAGATTGGGTACGATACTTGAAATATTTGAACATTCGTCAAAAAACATTGCGTCAGTATCCACGAACACGAACAACAAAGCGTTTACTGCGAAAAGTTGTTCAAAAAGCCAAATGAAAGTGAATATTATATCAAACTTTCAGGCCAATACAGGTCTATCTCAAGATTCAAATATTTTGAGAGGAATTTTGACTGCAGTCTACGGAGATAATGTGCAGATATTTCGTATTCCATATGTATTTCCCCAGTGTCAAGAAGCGGATGTAAATATCTTTCTTGAAGTTGTAAATCCTTGTTTATTTGCATACGCGCGTCGTAATATTTGGATTCCTAATCAGGAATGGACATATAAAACGTGGATTCCCTACATGACCATGTTTGATGAAATTTGGGTAAAAACTACTGAGGCTCGCGAATGTTTCAATAAAGCATCTAATTACAAAGCAAACGTAAAATATATTGGCTGGTCGTCAATTGATAAGGGTTGGAATCCTACTACTGTAAAGAAGAACTATTCGAAAGCGATTGTGCCTGTGGGTAAAAATATCTTTCGCAACCCTAAACCTATTTTTCAGGCATATAAGCGCATGAAAGCAACTGTACCTTCAATCTATTCAAAGCTACCTGTTCTTCACGTGGTGTATTCATCTGCACATATTAATGTCTATTCCCCTCCTGAAATATCCGATAAGGTTATCCTTCGCGGAGAAGTTCTACCTCAGGATGAATATGATGAACTTCTGAAAGAATGTGGTTTATGTATTTGCCTATCTGCCGCTGAAGGATTTGGACACGCAGTTGTTGAGACAATGTCTGTTGGTTGTAATCTACTTTTATCACCTATCAAACCTTTTACTGAAAACATTATCGGGGCAATACAGCCTGGTGTCTATTACGGAGAAGCTTCGGCGACTGTACAACAACCGGAACACATTGGATGCCTTGTTGATACTAGTGTGACTTCTATCATAGAAATGTTGGTCGAGTACATTGACGTATCTATCAGAACTAAGCAAGAAAACTCTGTATTTATTCGTGATTTGTATGAACATAACCATAAGGCATGGATTGATCGTATGAAGCTTGTACTTTCCGGGTCACTTGATGCATCTCTACCGGCATACACATTAAATGATGTATTCCCCAAAGAAGAGAACCTACCCGATGTTTCAATTTTGACGATTACCAAGAATCGTCGTGTATTTATGCCTCTGGCAAAGTATTCTTATATGATCCAATCGTACCCCGAAGATAAACTTGAGTGGGTAATTGTAGATGATGGAGATGATCCCATTGAAGATACACTTATTGGAGTACCAAATGTAAAGTATGTAAAATGTGATCCTGGTATGACGATTTCACAGAAGCGTAATCTTGCCGTTGAAAGCGCTATGTATGATATTATGGTTACAATGGACGATGACGATGTATATCCAAACAATAGTGTTCTACAGCGTGTAGCTATGATGCTAAAAGAACCCGTAAAGCAGTGTGGATTTTGTACAACAATCCCTTGCTACGATATTACTAAGTTTTCATCATTTATGAATGTTCCACCTATGACACTATCTATGTCCGAGCGTGTCTCAGAGGCTACATTGGTCTTTACTCGTCAGTTCTGGAATGAAGGAAAGTTTGATGAAAAAGTTCATGTTGGAGAAGGTAACGCATTTATTCGCGGTCGCGAGCAAATGTGTAGAGAGCTTTCGCCTCAGGATGTGATTGTAAGTTTAATTCATCCAAAAAATACTTCATCTCGAAAGACCCCTACACTCAAGGAGCCTAACGGATGTCATTACGGATTTAATGAACAGTTATTTGCTATGGTTACTCAAATTGGTGAAGAACTCTCAGTTTAGTACTTCATGCCGAAGAGGCGGCGACCGCGGCTACGGCGGTGCGTCTTCTTAGTGTGACGGCGGCGACGGCCACCCATGTAAGGATCACCACCACCAGTCACTGCAACTACGGGTTTAGAGGCCGGATCAGCGACGAGAGTTTCCGGCTTCACGACAACCGGATCCGCAGCAGGGGCACCGCCGCGCATCTTAAGACCCATCTTCTTGAGCATCTTACGCACCGTCTTCTTCTTAACGACGCGGAGCTTCTTGTGAGAGCGACGACGACCACCGGTCGCAGCCGGGGAGAGAGCTAGAGCGCCACCTTCGACGACATCAGTAGACATTTTATACTTAACTAAAGAGAAATTGTTTAGGCACTACAAGAAAGACAAGTGGGGTCAACCGTGAATTTTTGCGCGGATGAGGCCGCCTTTGTACGCAGATAATAACAACCAGTCTTCAAGCCTTGCTTCCAGGCAAACATATGCATAGACGTAATCTTAGAATATGTGGGTTCGGCAAGGAACAGATTAAGAGACTGTGACTGACAGATAAACGGCGCTCGATCGCGAGACATCTGGATGAGTGTCTTCTGAGGAATCTCCCAGACAGTTTTGAATATTTCACGAATATCGGCAGGAATTTCCTTAATGTTAGAGACACTACCATTCTCTGCCATAATTTGACTACGGATTTCTGCAGTCCACAGACCAATTTTAACCAACTCTTCAACCAGATACTTATTCACAATCATAAAGTCTCCGCTGAGTACACGACGAGTGTACAAATTAGACGTGAATGGTTCAAAGCACTCATTGTTGCCCAAAATTTGAGACGTAGACGCTGTAGGCATTGGAGCAATAAGTAGTGAATTACGAATACCTGTGCTACACGTCTTACGAAGAGTAGTCCAATCAAGATACGTAGTCGTAGGCGTATCGTTCCAAAGATCAAACTGCATTTTTCCTTGACTCATAGGCGAATCTTTAAAGCTTAGATAGGAGTTATGACCAACAGCTGAAATGTCAGCTCGCCATTCATCTCGAGTCGCGCCTAGCATACTAGCATTCGCCGCTGCATAATAGATATTTTCAAAGATTTCACGGTTTAGCTTTGAAGCGTCAGGTGACGTCCAAGGAATACGAAGCATAGCAAATACATCGGCAAGTCCCTGAATTCCAATTCCAATAGGGCGATGGCGCTTATTTGAGTATTCACATTTGCGAGTCGGATAGAAATTCTTATCGATTACAATATCCAAATTATCAGCTAGAATGGCAGTATACTTTCTTAGTGCTTCAAAGTTGAAACGATACTCTCCATCCGCATGATATGCTCTCTGAACAAACTTAGGAAGAGCCAAGCTTCCAAGATTACAAACAGCTGTTTCATCAGGAGACGAGAACTCCATAATTTCGGTACAAAGATTTGAACTCTTGATTGTTCCAAGATTCTTCTGATTGCTCTTTGAGTTAGCAGCGTCTTTGTAACAGAGATACGGTGTACCAGTCTGAATTTGAGCATCCAAAATCATTTGCCATAGTTTCTGAGCAGGCATTGTCTTGCGACCCTTTCCAGCCGATTCGTATGACGTATAAAGTTTATCAAACTCTTCACTGTGAACGTCATCAAGTCCAGGACATTCGCGAGGACACATAAGTGTCCAATTTTCATTCTTCTCTACACGCTTCATGAAGAGATCAGGAATCCAAAGGCCATAAAATAGATCACGAGCACGATCTTCTTCTGCTCCTTGATTTAGCTTGAGACGTAGAAAGTCCTCAATATCTGCATGCCACGGTTCTAGGTAGATAGCAAAGGATCCATTACGCTTTCCACCCTGATTTACATACTTTGCAGTATCATTGTAAACTTTGAGCATTGGTACAATTCCCGTTGACTCTCCATTCGTTCCGTGAATCTTAGAACCACGTGCACGAACATTATGAATTGAAAGACCAATACCTCCAGCCCACTTGCTAATTTGAGCGCATTCTCCAAGTGTTTCATAAATTCCCTTGATTGAATCTTCGCTCATATTCGCTAGAAAGCATGACGAAAGCTGAGGATGGTTCGTTCCAGAATTGAAGAGAGTAGGTGTTGCATGAATGAAATATCCTTCCGAAAGAGCATCGTAGGTCTCTTTTACCTTCTTATAGTTCTCTCCATGTAACTGAATCGCTACACGCATCCACATATGCTGAGGACGTTCCCAAACAAGACCACTCTTTCGTCGTAGAAGGTAGCCTTTCTCTAGAGTTTTGAAACCGAAGTAATCAAACATAAAATCACGCGAATAATCGATGATCTTTTCAAACTCCAAATTCTGTGCAACGCAATAATAAGACTCTGCAATAACCCCTTCGTCGAACAAAACTTGGGCCGAATCGATCAAACGAGTCGGAGTATTCTTGTGATGGTTATCAATTACAATACGTGCAGCAAGCTTACCATAGTTAGGGTGGTAGCGAGCCTGCATCATGGCACACGTTTCGGCAGCAAACTCATCAAGTTTGGAAGTAGCCATTCCGTCCTGAAGCTGGTTACATACTTTCTGAGCTACAAGATCAGGATTTACATGGTCAAGACCGTCTGATAGTTTGCGCACACGTTGTAGGATGGCATCAAATGAGACCGGAACACGGTCACCGTTGCGCTTAATTACATACATATGATCCATGCTAGTTACCATTCTGTATATTGATAAACCGAGAATCCGTTATTGATGAAAACATACCCATTTTAAAAGTGCGCAAGTATTTGTGTAATGGAGCAAGGACTACTCGAGCTTGTCGGAGAACTTATCGAAGCAAGGGTTCAATTTTTTACTCGTAATTTGAATGGAATTACGTTTCTTCAGCGAGGACCAGCTCTTCAACATTTTCTATCTATAGAAGAGCGTTATATCGATCTAATTGACCGTCTGCACCGTAGTAATCTTCGAAACCAGCTCGTGACAAGTGTTATTACACTAACTATGGGTGAAGCCGCCGGAACAATGGAGAATGTTCGCGTAGCTCCAAGTCAAGAACAGGTTGATAGTGCAATTATGGATATTGCCTCATCTGAAAATAATTGCGCAATCTGTCAAGATTCGATATCATCTGCTGGTGTTCGCGTTCGTCACTGTAGACACGACTTCCACCGTTCGTGTCTTATCAGCTGGTTTTCTATGAGTGTTCGATGCCCTGTTTGTCGCCACGATATCCGAGAGACTCAAACGGGTCCTGCAGGTCAAACATCTTCTGTCGCAACAGGAACAACTTCTCTATCGGTAAACCCGTCGGCGGGACGTTAAATTTAGGAATTTTATCCGATCCTCCATATTGTAACTGATTTAACATTCGACGAACATCATATTGACAATCCTTCAAAACTGTGGGGACGTCAATATCGCTAAAAATAGCTTCCAGATCAACAGCTCTGGGAGGAAAACATCTTACAATTTCAATACTTTCGGTATTACGTTTAAAAAGTGTTGGAATCTCATTTCCTGTACAAATAATAGGAAGTTTACGTGTGGGATCTTTTATCCAATTAATAATTTTGCTTTGAGCATGAGGATCTGAACCATCTATTTCGTCAAGAATTACACACATTTTGCGCTTTGTTTCACCTCGTAAGAATGACTGAATGCTTACAGTAGAACGACAAGCATCTTTAATTTTTTCAACATCTTCAAAACTACGGATACTTCTACTTGCATTAATTTCCAATGGTTCAAATTCAAATGTACGAGCGGCACATAATGCAAGTGTAGTTTTGCCGATTCCAGGTGGACCCGTCAAAAATACAGCTCTTGCGAAATTTGATTTTAGATACGTCTCGAGGATACCCTTTGCTTCTGTATGCCCAATAACTTCATTAAATACATTAGGTCTGTAAACTTCCGAATACATTACTATACTGAACAACTAATTCTCTAAAACGGATTTTACTCTGATTTTACTCAAAATAATAAAACAAGATGGAGTCTCCTAAGAAGTCTTCTAAGAAGGCTGTAGAGGAGGCACGTGCTGACAAGGGATTCAACTTCTTTGTGTTGAACATGTTTATCGGAAACTTCCAAACAGTTGATGAAGGTCGTCAAGGAGTTATTAACTTCTGTGGTCTTAAAGATGATGAACAGATGTTTGCCTGGTCACGAGATGTAAGTTTTATGAAGATTTAAATAAAAATTATTTTTAATTTGATGCGAGCTTAACTGATATATGCATAGATTGTAATTCTTGAATCGTCAAACGTAATGCATACGGAACTGTAAGTGTTGTAACTTCTGTGTCTTCCGCAGCATCCATTTGACCTGTTTCGGGCTGAAATAAGAATTCAGCTTTATCAGAACGCTCCATCAGGGATTCATTTAAGAACTTTGAAATTCCATGAGATACAAGAATATCACGTTCCATTTCACCAATGCGTAATCCGCCTTCATTTGCACGACCCTCTACAGGTTGGTGAGTGAGAAGCTTTTTCGGTCCAGTTGATCGTGAATTAATCTTATCTTCAGTCATCAACTTGCTTCGAATATAGTAAGTTGGACCAACAAAAATTTCAGATTCCATCATGTATCCTGTTTGACCATTGTAAAGTAGTTCGTGGCCATACGGATGGTAACCTGCTTTGAGTAGCAAATCTTTGGTTTCACCTACACGATTCTTATTTGTAAAAGGCGTTGAATCTGAAATAGCACCCATTCGAACACCAAGTTTAGTTGACATCATTTCAATGAATTGACCGATAGTCATACGACTCGGGAATGCGTGAGGATTTACAATCATATCAGGGATCAAGCCATCTTTTGAGTAAGGCATATCTTCATTCATAATTCGCATACCACATGTACCCTTCTGTCCATGACGAGCAGAAAACTTATCACCCAATACTGGAACACGATGTTCGGCTACTCGTATTTTTACACCATGTAATCCATCAGGAGTTGTGTAACGATAAACTGCATCTACAATACCATGCTGACCTTTCTTAGGGGTATATGACTTGTCTGTGTATCCTGAAACCTGTCCCGATGCATTCATTACAGGAACTACAATTCCAACAAGTACAGTATCTTCAGTTACATGGGATCCCTGCTTAATGATACCGTCTGCATCTAAAAAATCGTAGGACACATCTTTTTTGGGAGTTACAATATCTTTATACTCTGAATTGGTAAGAATATTTGCAAACATCGCGTGAGGCAACGTGAGTGGATTAATATCCTTATTTGGGGCCATATATGCACCTGCCATTTCTTCAGCTACATCATAGGAGTGGTAATACGTCGTATGGAACATTCCACGTTGTAGAGATGACTCATTTAGCAAAATAGAATCCTCCTGATTGTAGCCAGAATAGATAGCCAATGCAACAATAGGGTTTTCGGCATACGGCATACAACCCAAAATATGAGGAGTTGTCCATGTTTGAGATAGAGGACGCTGAGCATAATTTAACCAGGTTGCAATAGTGTCAAATCGTTTATTGAATGCTGTATTAAACCAAGAGCACGCCTGTTTTAC